TCTCTTATATGACTAGGCAGTGCGCGGCTGGCATATATTACGAAGGAACGTAATAGCCAGGACTGCGTCGGAATGATAGCACCGCGAAATATCAGACCACAGATCTGAAACTCATTACCGTGAGGGACAAGAAGACCAGGGAGGAACGAATCGTGTATAAAGGCTTCGAAGACGACGGCTTAGACCACGAACAGAGCCACACCTCTAGGATAGCCATCCATTGTATGAGGTTTAAAGACTATAAAAACATCATGCCGACCTAGGAAAAAGTGACTGAGAAAAAATATTCTGGGGTTACGTTATACCGCTTCAATGACAGTGTGAAGAATATGAGAATCTCTGGGTTCCCAACCTTACTATCTAAGTAGATGGATAACTATGAGTTTGTTCGAGTTCAAGCGACTCCGACTTACAGGTTAGAAATCTTACAGAGATATGCTGAGAAAGGATAATTATACATTTATGTCCCCAAGATCTCATCACCGAAGCTTAATAACCACATTTCCTTTAAGGAGTAACACTACAAAGAAAGGTAACCGAATGGACAGTCCAAAGATAAAAAATTCTTTGTGAGCGAAATCCAGTGGGCCACTTTCAAACCAAATGAAAGGGCTGCAGTTGTCTTCGCAAAATGTGCGAAAGTAGTTGTGAAGAACCCTGAGAACAAGGAAAAACCAGAGTACCGGTTACGCAGGGACAATAGACGCCCTATCTTAGATCAGTTCAAAGGTGACAACCAAATCTTAAGAGAACTCGGTTTCAGGCAAGTTTGCCTAAACCCGCGGAAAAGTGAAGACTAGTACTCTCTTTAAGACATAGTCATCTAGCGTGAAAATTTTTGGACCCTCAACAAAAATGGTAGTCCAGTCAACGACGAAGACGTAAAATAACCCTTTCACAATCAGGAGAACCTTCTCAAATTTCTCGAGGCTAATTGTTACAATAATTGCACTTGTGACGACTTCAAGAGGAACCCCCCCGGCCGCTAGGTAGCTGAGAATCCAAATAATGAATACTACTACTCTAACTGTGTGGTAAACGTTTTTTGCGGTCTCATCAACCGTATTTGTAATCCTGGCCGCCGTATGGATCCCTCCATGAAGGAAGAGATAATGAGAGTAGTGGAGAGTAAGTTAGAAAGCGTCTAACGAGTATGTGAAGAGTACGTTGACTAATAGGAGTAGCTCGCCTCCTATAATGGTGGAATCTAAGAATACCTGGACACCGTGTCTGACACGAGTAAGAAGAGAGACTACGAGATAGGAATTGGGTAATTATTCAACAATACCTTAATTGGTATGCTTACAGAAGCTAAATCATGTGAAGTGAACGCCATGGCAAAAGTTAACGAGAGATTTGTTACAAGCGGACATCCTGTGGATGAGAAAAATCGTCCGCGCATAGTATGCTCTCCCAATCAAAGGTTATCCGCCTTTATTGGAGTTTACAATACCTGGTGTATAAAACTGATGAAGCGGATTATAGACGCTAATGGTGACTGCTGTAATATTGGACTAAATCAAGAAGATTCTGAGAATTACATGACGGACCAGTTTATTAAGTAGGCTAGAGGAGGTTACCCAGTGGAATCACTAATGTGCTTTGATGGAAGCTCATTTGACACCAATGTCACTAGTGACCTAATGGAGGTGTAATAACCTTTCCACTAACTCCTATTCCCAGCATGGTGGTCGGTGAATAAACATCTCATTCTCCGTGACTTCAAACACTTCCGGACCGTGGGGTGTGAAGAAGATGACGACACTATATTACTTCATCTCGAAGAAATGTACCAGGAGTAAATAAAAAAAAAGATTGTCACCATAAAGGCATGTCAGCCGAAAGGCAGTAGGGATAAAAGTGAAAAACGAGAAGGACAGTTCGTGAAAATGAAGATGGATGGTCAGACCATAAGCGGTGTTCATCTGTTGACGACTTTTGGAAATACACTTTACAGTTGGATCGTGAAGTGTACTATGGAGGAGTGGATAAAAGAGAAATTCACACTAGGTATTCCTCCCAAACCAATTATTGCAGCAGTTCACGGTGATGATGTGATGGTGGGGAGCTCATAGAGGAATCTGGAACTCCTTAGTAAAAATATGCAAAGATTTTTCTGGTAGAAGTCTAGCGCATAAGAAGAGTAGGATTGTCGGGTGTGGGGCACTGGTCTTTGTGTCGACACCATGACGAAGCCACTAAGCATAAACAACGAGGATGCCATTTACTCTGAGTTCTGCTCAAAACAGGTCACCATGAAAAACAACCGTATACTACTATCCCGAGTCCCAAATAAGATGTACAACTCTAAATATTTGTGCAACACGTCCACCAACGAGGACTTAAGAAATCTCTTCATTGTCCAAATGAATGAGTTTCAAAAAGCGTATGCTAACCATTTACGGACCTATTAAATCAGTTCACTAACTAGAGAATAACGCGCTATTAGAGCTCTGTTATCAGGAGAGGTTGGATCTTCTGGTGATAGAGATAATAGAATACTAGCTAAACAACGTGAAAAGTTCAAAGCTTGTATGATAAACTCAGAGCGCAAACAGGAGATTACCTGGGACGATTTATCAGGGTTCTTTCGGTAGGTACACGGCTTAAATAGTCAAGAGATAGAAAAGAAGAAAGAAGAAATTTAGGATTATATAGACTAAAATTAAAAGTCTATGATAACTTCAGATTTATACGAGGATCCATTTGTGTTTATGGATGCTGAAGTATGTCAACATTCTAGAAATAGTTTTAACGTAAGACAGTGCTCACGGCTCATACGGAAGTACCGCACACTTCTGTGTTTGATGCCAATCCTTTTCCTCGGGGTTGAACATGTCATTGCATATATACTCTTCCTTCGTCTCATTTTAACATTCCTTGACACTCGTTTGGTAAGGCATTTCTTCTGGCAGCTTGAACGAAAGCTCCAACGTCTGATTAATGACGTATAAGGAATACCTAAATAGAGATTCTTGTACATCG